AGAGCGTCACGATCAGGAGGGCGGCGGGCGGCGGCGTCGAGCATCTGGCGGTGGACGGCATCGTTTCTCTCTTGGTCATCAAGCCGTTCGGCGGCGCGCCCGGCGCGTGCACCGGCACGGCGGAGGTTCAGCATGAACAGCAGGATCGCTGTGGCGCTGAGGATCAGGCCCAGCGTCTTGCGCGCCGGGCCCTGGGTGAGGAGCCAAAGGGTCACCGCTGGCCCCGTTTCCAGTCGTCCAGCCGGGCGTGGATGGTGACGGCGATGCCGATCAGCGCGATGGCGATCAGCACCCAGCGCAGGGTGTCGAGGTAGGGCACCAGCGGCTGAATGGTGGATTGGGTTTCCGCGAGGACGCCCCTCACAGCATCCACCCCGGCTGCGCCGACAGTGGCCGCCCCTGCCGCCCCGCCACCGCGCAAAGTGCGGCTCTCGGCCAGCGCCTCGCGCGCAAGCGGGGCTTCGGTGGCAAAGGCGGTCGCCCGCAGCGGGAAGGGCTCGCCCCAGACCCGCGCCGGCCCGAGGTCGATATGCATGAACCCCGAGCGCGGGTAATATCCGAACCCCAGAAACCCCACCGCCCGCGCCGCCGCCTCGAAGGCAACGGGATCGTGGTTTGCCATGGCGATGTCAAACGCCGTGCCCTGCATGTGCTTCGAGGCCTTCGCCCCGCCGACGGCCCGGTTGTGCTCGGGGCTGCGATAGGCGGAGCGAATGATCAGCGGCTTGCCAAGACGGTCGCGCAGGGCCTGCAGCTTGTCCATGGCCTCGGGGACGAGCTTCAGCTGGCTGGTGCCACGACAGGCGATCTCGGCGGGGGAGAAGTTCGGCCAGCGCCAGAGCTGCGGCGGCACATCGCGGAAGTGGCGATAATTGCGGATCGGGTCGGACATCGGGAAGCTCCTCTGACGGGGAAACGGGGGGTGGAGAAATGGGAAAGGCCTGCAGCGGGTTGGCTGCAGGCCCGGGTGGTCGCGGGGCGTGAGGGTTGGAAGGATAGGAGGCCAGGCCGCCCGGCGGGCGCGGCTCAGGGCGCGCTGCCGAAGATCTTCAGCTTCAGGGCAATGCCGGCGAGGAGGGCGAGGATGATGCCGGTGGTGATTAGATGGACCGTGGTCTGCACGGCGGTGCGGCGGATGAAGCGGATGCAGTCGAGAAGCGCGCGCAGGTCACGGACATCCATCGCGGCCTCCCGGCCGTCGAGGCCGACATCGGCCAGCGCACGCTTCGCCCCCACTTCGGCGGCCCGCGCGAGCAGATCCTCGAACTCGGCATCGGGCATGCGGACATGGCCGTCTTCGGTACAGGTATCCTCGGGGCGGCGCGGGCTCATGCCGAGAGGATCCCGACTTCGCTCGGCAGCGTGGCCGAGGTCCAGGCGCTGTCATCGACCGGGTTCGCGGCCCATGTGGAATAGACGGGCTTCGGCGCGAGGGTGGGTACGCTGACCGGGGTGGCGTCATGATCGACCCCGGCGATGCGCAGGAAACCGGCGGTGGCCTCGGGCCCATCGGTGCCCGACTGGGCAATCTGCTTGAGGTGCAGAGCGGCGATGGCAGAGACCGCGGCAGGCCCGGTCGGGCCGGTCAGCGAGAAGGAAAGCCGCTGGCCCGCCGCATCGCTCGAGACCCGGGTGGCGATGTCACCATCCTTCAGCGCGTCGATGCTGCCGGCCATCTGGCTGTAGCTGGCGATGGCATGCGGCGTGCGGCGGACAAAGCGCCGGCCGATGGTCGAGACGCCATCGAGCACCGCGAGATGGGCATAGTACCAGGTGCGGGAGGCGCTGGTGCCATGCAGGCCGGTATTGGCGAAGACGATCTGCACCGGCTTGCCCTTGCCCGCGGTATTGGAGGCCGTGGCAGTGCTCTGCAGCACGCCATCGACATGGAAGTCGATGGTGATGGCGGCGCCGACCGCCACGCGCACGTCGATCCACTGCGGCTGACCGTTGGCGGCAATGTAGCTGGACGCGCCCTGAACGGTGGTGTCGCCGCGGGCGATGGCATGATAGCGATCGGTGCTGGCCACCGGCTGGATCTGGGCGATGCGCGAGAGGCTGGCATCGTAGACATCGAGGAAGTTGGCACCGGCCTCGGTGATGCTGTCGCTGTCGCTATTTGGTGGCACATAGCGAAAGCCCAGCCAGAGGTCGCCCGCGGGGGCCGGGAAGGCAATCGAGAACGGCGCGACCAGTGTGCGCGATCCGCTGAAGCGGATGCCGTTGACGTCGAGGTTCGGATCGAAGCCGGCGGCGGCAGTGCTGATCATCCCGGCAATGCCGGAGACATCGGTCGGCTGATGGCCGAGATGCAGGATATGGCTCATGGCAGTTCCACTTCGATATAGAGGGTGGATTGTGCGGCGGTGAGGCCTGCGCCGCCGCCGTGATCGAGAAACAGCGAGACATTGCCCGAGGTGAGACGGTCGCCACCACCGAGATCGAGCCAGGCTTCGAGTTCGGCCACGCTGAGGTCGCGATCCCAGCCGATCTCGATGAAGGCATGGGCCTCAAAGATCGACAGATCGGGCTCCTCAAAGCCCAGCGCCTTCACCCCGGGCGGGACCGGATAGCTGAACTGCGAGGGCAGCGAGCGCAGCGTGCCGCCATCGCCCGGATCGCGGCCCTGAATCTGCGGATAAAAGGCGCCGCTGGGCGCGGATGTCCATGTCGCATCGCCGGCCACGGGATCGTCGCGCCAGACGCCATTGAGCCCGATCCAGAGGCTGGCATTGCCAGGGTCGAGGACGAACATCACCACGTCGCCCGCGCCAAAGGGGGCGAGCCCGGTCAGGCGCTGGCTGGCGGTGCCGGTGTTCGAGGACCAGAGCGTGCCGTTGCCGCGATAGCCGATCGAGCCAAGCGTGATCGGGTTGTCGCCTGCGTCAAAGTCCTCGCGCTGTTCGGCGGAGACCACACCCAGATAGCCGTCGAAACTGGCCGCGCCACCGGGGGCGCAGAGCACCTCCCAATAGCGCCGCCCATCCGAGGGAAGGATCGCTTTCGCTGTGGGCACCCAGCGGCGGTAATCGCTGCCGCCAGAAGTGTTGATGGCGGTCTGGTTCCCATCCGAGAGCGTGTAGCCTGCCGGGGTGCGCGTGGCGTCGAGATCCCAGGCGGTGCCGATATCGACTGGCGGCGCGGCACTGCCGCCTTGCGCGAGGATTGCACCGCGCATCATCAAGAGACTCATGCAACCGCTCCCGCCAGCGCGCCCTGAATGACCCATGCATCGGCGCCGCGCTTGGTGAGCGCTGCGCCGGCCCACTGCCCGTCGAGGGCGACCGAGCCGCCGGTCACGCCATTGAGCGATACGCCGGGCGCGGCCTCGACTGTCGCCACGCCGGCACCGATTTGCGTGATGTTGACCAAGGTGCCGGTCTCGAAAGGCACGGAGGCTTCCGGAGGGATCGTAATGGTCACGCTTGAAGCGCCCGTGGTTTCCAGAATGCTGCCCAGATCGATCGGTTCCAGCGTATGCACCGTTGCTGTGAGCGTGCGGATCGGCACGATGCCGGGGCGGGGCACCTCGACCCACGCCGTGCCGTCAAAGCGCACATGCCGGGCCTCGTCGGCAATCCAGACCTGCCAGCCGGGCTGCGGGGTGAGAAACACCCAGGTCTCGCTCCCCGGCTCGCCGTCCCAGAGGGCCACAGCGCCGGGATTGGCGGGCGCTCCTTCGGGCACAATGTACACGTCCCCCGCTGCGCCTGTCCCGGGCAGAGCCGTGCTGTGCGACAGCGCGCGCGCCTGCACCAGCACCGAGAGCGCGCGCAGGTCTTCGCTGACGCTGCTGCCCCAGTTGCGTTGGCCGGGCTCGTAGAAGGCGCGCAGCCCCAGCCCCGGCATGATCCGTTCCGCCATGCTTGGTCTCGCTTGTTGTGATGAAGGTTGTTGCGGAACTCAGCTGCCCCAGAGGAAGCCCCAGCCGCGATCCCAGCCAGCGGCGAAGGGGGCGGTCAGGCGGAAGGTGCGTGCGTCCCGGTCGGTGAGCCATGTGCCATCGACCAGCCGCCGCGCTCGGACGGCGATGTCGATTTCAGCCGTGCGCTCGGGTGCGCCACTCTCCGGCACGTCCTCAGGCGACAGTAACCAGCTTGTGCCGCTGCCTGCGTCGATGGTGATGCCCGGCGGCAGGAGAGCCGCGCCAGTGTCAGGGTCGATCCAGCGCACCTCGAGCGCATAGCCGACGCCCGGCTCCGGCCCGATTGAGGCCGCGGTGTGGTCGACGATCACCGGGCTGGTCTGGGTCAGCCGGTCGCGATGGGTCCAGCTCAGTTCAACCGCGCCCGCCACCAGCGCATCGACATCCGGCGCGTAGCTGCCGTTTGCCTGCACCCGGCCGGGCGGCAGGGGCCGGATGGCGCGGCGGTCGAGCGTAACGCTGTCCTCGGGCGCCAGCGCAAAGGCGAGCGTGCCGCGCCCTGTCTCCGGCAGAAGTCGCACGGCCAGGGTCTCGCCGGCCGTCCACGCTTCTTCCGTGATCCGCGCGCGCCCGTCGAAGAAGATCACGGGCGTATCTGCGGCGTGCGCGCGCGGCACGGTATCGAGGCAGCCCCGGCCCACGGTGATAGCCGTGGACGTGATCCCGTCGATGCGGACCAGTTCGCCACCGATGCTTGCCAGTGTGCCGATCCCGACCTCGCCGATGTCGCGCCAGCCCGTGACAGGGAGCACGCGCGCCTCCGGGTGGTCCGAGATGTCCGCCGCCAGCAACGCCGTCGGCGCGAAAGCGACCGTTCCCTCCTGCGCGGGGCCGGTGCCGGGGTCGATCCAGAGTTCCGCCGCCAGTGCGTCGGCGCTGGGGCGTTCGCCCGTGGCAACCAGCGCGCCCGCGTCCGGATCCTCGCTCAGAATGCGGTCGGCCTCGCTGTGGCCGAGTTCGCGGACCAGCAGCCAATACGGGGCTTCCTCGACCATGCGCCGCACCAGTGCCCGCGGCGGCGCGGCAACCCCGGTCCCTGTCGGCATGCGCCCGCCCGCGATGGCGGTGGCGCCCAGCGCGAAGACGTCCTCGGCGAGCTTCAGCCGGATGCCATTGTCGCGCGCGTCGCCCTGACCGATCTCGGAGATGCGCATCACCACGTCGTCGAGCCCGAGGCGGGGCGAGTGCAGCCGGATCACGTCGCCGGGGCCGAGATCGGCACCTTCACGGTTCACCACGATCTCGCCGGTGAGCAGCGGCACGGAAAGCGCCCGCAGGTCGCGCTCGGCCACGCGGATCGCCAGCCCCTGGTAGCGGATGCCCGGATAGTCGAGCGTGGTGGCGATCACCTCGCCCATGGCCTGGACCCGGGCGGTGTCGGTGACAGAGACCGCGCCGGTGTCGTCCGTCCAGGCATCGGTGAAGCGCACGGTCACACTGTTGACCAGGTCCGACGGCGCGCGCCGCCCGAGCCGCCCCCAATCCACGACATTGGTCTCGTCGAATACGGGCAGCGTCGCGGCCGTGTAGTCCGCCCGGATCAGCCGCAACTCCCAGAGCCCGGTGCGTCGGTCGATGAAGAGCGTGGCATCGATATGGTCGAGAACGCTGCCGATGAACGCCTCGATCGAGCTGTCCTGCTGCCAGATCAGCGACAGGCCGAAGCCTTCGGTGTAGAGCGTGTCTGCAGCCGAGGTGAAACTCGCCCCGATCTCGACCGATGCATAGCCCAGACCCCAGTCGCGGTTGATCAAACACTCCCGGATGATATGGGCCGGGTTCATGTCCGGGCCGTTCCCGAAGGCCCCGCGCAGGGAAGCGACGAGTGCCTGCGGATTGCCGGGCGGGATGACCGGCACGCCGTCCACGGGCGTATTGTCGATGCGCGCGGTAAAGGTCGTGTTGGCCAGCGCGATGTTGAAGCCGAAGATGTCAATGGGGGGGAGGCTGGCGATGGTGGCCTCGGCCGCATCGACCGAGGAAACGGGCGAGGGTTCGCCATCGGTCACGAAGATCACGATCCGCCGCTTGGACCCGCCGCCCGCGAAGAAAGCTCCTGCCTCGGCAAAGGCTGCGTTGAAGTTGGTGCCGCCCGAGGTGCTGTTCGAGAGCGCCAGCATCCAGTCTTCAAGCGCGGTGTAATCCTCGGGTTCCATGTTGCGCCGCTCGATGGACCCTGCGACGCCTGCGTTCCAGAGCACGATGCGGATGTCGTTCGGGCGGTCGGGATCGGCGCTGGCCCCGATCTCGCGGATCAGCGCCGCGACGCCCGCCTTTTGTGCGGCCATGCGCGTGCCCGACATCGAGCCCGAGACATCGAGCGCGATGTAGATTGCCGCGTCCGAGATATTGGCCTCGGGCACGATGGCGGCCTTCTCGGGATACCATTGCGCCGCCCCCGCCTCGCCCGTCAGCACGCGGGTCACGCGGACCGCCCAAGGCTTCAGGTACGGGTTGATGCCGAGATAGACCTGCCGCAGCACAAGGCTGCAAAGCCCGCGATAGCCGGGCACATCGCCATTCATACGCGCCGAAAGGTAATCATTCTGCCCCTGGCCGGGCCCGCCCATTAGCACATCCACATCGCCGACGATCCCCCCCTCGCGGCCCTCGCCGCCAAAGAGGTCGGGCTTGTCGATCCGGATGCGTCCGCCACCGGCGCCCGCATTGCTGGCGCCGGAAGTGGCTTCAAAGATCTCCACGGCCTGCGCGGGGAAGCTCAGTGCCTCGGGCAGCACGGTCCAGGAGGTGACATTGCTTGCGGCGTCGAAGGTGACGCCTTGCAGCGTGATCGTCTGGCGCGTGCCGTTCGCCAATTGCAGCCGGTAGTCCCGGCCGATGCGCACACCCGCACGCGTCCCCGGAAAGGTGATCGTGGCGCCCGTGTCGCCCGCCAGCGCCGCGGTTGCCGCCATGCCCCCGACCGTGCCGATCCGCGTCTCCACGGCCGCGCCGCCGCCCGAGACGCCGCCGCCGGTCGTGACAGACCACGCGGTGCGGCGGTCAACGAGGATCTCGCGGATGGCATCCACGGGTCCGTGGCAAAGCGCCAGATGCATCCCCAGCGAGTAGCGGAAGCCAACGGTCTGCGCTTTGCTACGCCCGCCCATCGCTGACCTCCGTCTCCCGGATCTCGGCGATCCGGATCACTGGTTCCACCAGTGCATCCCCGGTCGCGCGCAGCCGGTCGGCCTCGATCCCGTGGGCAAGAAACTCCGACCACGCAAACCCATGGCGGCGGAACCATGGCCGCACGCCCGCGAGGCAGTAGCGCGCATCGCGCAGGTCCTGGATCGTCACGCGGGTCACTTCTTGCCGCCTTTCTTCCTGATCGGATCGACCTTGAGATCGCCTGCCCAGACGACATTCGGACCGGTGATCAGCACCGTCCCGAACACCACCGGGATCGGCCGGCCTTCCTCGGCGGTGGGCAGGGAGAAATCGTCGAGCCCCGCCGCCTGGGGCTTCTCGATCTTCGGGCGCGGGCTCAGCGCATAGGAAATCGCCGAGAGCACAAGCCCGAGAACGAGCCGCGCGATGAAGGTCCAGACCATAAGGGAACGCCGTTTGCGGATTGGCGCCTGCAGGGCGCGTCAGACGATGGAGCCGCCGCCGAGCGGGTTGCGGCCCGGGATCTCGGGAAAGCCCCCGAAATTGGGAAGATTGCCAAACTTGGCCGCGCAGGTGGCTGCGCGCAGATCGCAACCCGGGGCGATGTCGAGCAGGACCGGCAGTGGCTCGCCCGTGTCCGGGTCGATCTCGGGCGTGGCAAAAGCTGTCGCCAGTTCCGGCATCGGGCGCGAGAGGGTCAGCACCGCTCCGGCATGGCCGGTGATGAAGCCAAGCTGCACGCCAAAGCGCAGCACGCCACCGCGATACCAGCCATCGGGCTGCCCGGCCGCTTCGGGGATCGTCACGCTCAGGGCGTTGGCCGATATGGCCGTCACCGTGCCAGTCAGCCAATACAGCGCGATATCGAGCCCGCAGCCGCGCCCGTAGAGCGCATGGCGACAAAGCCTTTGGTACTTCGCCCGGACACCGGCGCGGCGCAGGGTGCTGAAGATAGACTCGGCCTGCAGCAGGATCCGCTGCCCCTCCACCTCGGCGCCCACCACGCGGC